GCATTACCAACTCGATCAGCCAGGTCATCACGCCTGAAGCTGAGTCAGCCGGCAAGGAAGCCGGCGAATCTGTGGGATCAAATCTCGCAGATGTTGCAAAGAAGATCATAGCAGCGGCCGGCATCGGCCTGGCCGTAAAGCAATCCATCGACGCGGTCGGGGACCTTGCAGCATACGGAGACACGATCGACAAGCAGAGCCAGAAAATAGGAATCTCCAGGAAAGCTTACCAGGAGTGGGATGCTGTCCTCCAGCATTCCGGAACATCCATCTCGACCATGCAGGGAGCACTCAGAACGCTGTCAAATGCAGCAGTTGACGGATCTGATGCGTTCGAAAAGGTTGGCCTGAGCATGGATGACGTCAAGAAGATGTCCCAGGAAGATCTCTTTTCTGCAGTCATCACCCAGCTTCAGGGCATGGAGTCCGGCACGGAGCGGACAGCTCTGGCGCAGGATCTTCTCGGCCGTGGAGCCCAGGAGATGGCAGCTCTCCTGAATACTTCTGCAGAAGACACCCAGAAGATGAAGGATGCTGTGAATGAGCTGGGCGGCGTGATGTCAGATGATGCAGTCATGGCATCAGCAGCCTACCAGGACAGCCTGCAGGACATGAAGACAGCCATGGACGGAGCCAAGAGGAATATCCTGTCCAACTTCCTGCCGGCCTTTTCCGAGGTCATGCAGGGCGTCACGCAGGTCTTCGGCGGAGATGCTTCATCCGGAGTCGGGATCATCCTCTCCGGAGTCGGCAATATCGGACGGACAATCGCCGAAGCCGTTCCAAATGCCCTTAACGGGGCGAGGGAGATCGCCCAGGGAATCCTCACCGGCCTGTCTGAGGTCCTGCCGGGAATCATGGAAGCTGTCCCGGGCATGGTAGCAGCAGGCATCGACGCTATTACGGGATTTGCTGACGGATTTCTTGAGGGGATTCCCAACGTCCTCACGATGGCAGGGGACATGATCAGTCAGGTTGTGTCTTATCTGATGTCGAATGGAATTCCGATGCTCGCTGAAAGCGCTGTGAGCCTGATAGGAGGGCTCGCGCAAGCTTTATGGGATAATCTACCCACAATCCTTACAACGGCCACAGAAATGATTCTGGGCGTCGGTCAGACGTTTGTGGACAATCTCCCTACGCTGGCGGCCAATCTGAGCAGCGTATTCCAGTCAGCCGGAGACGCCGCAAAGGAAGCCTTTAAGAATATCGACTGGGCTTCTGTCGGACAGTCAGCGATAAGTTTTATCGCATCAGCAGCGTCCGGAGTCGGCAGCCTTGTCATGACCGCTCTCAGAAACATCGGGCAGACAGCAATGATCGCTTTCCGGACGATCGACTGGCCAGGCGTCGGCAAGACGGTCATTAACTTTATCGCATCAGCAGCGTCCGGAGTCGGCAGCCTTGTCATGACCGCCCTCAGAGGTATCGGATCAAAAGCCCTTGAGACCTTTAGATCCATCGACTGGAGAGGCGTCGGCCGTACGGTCATCAGCTTTATCGCATCGGCTGCAGGCGGAGCGATCGGGCTGGTAGTATCTGCCCTGAGAAATATCGGCTCCAACGCTTTGCATACTTTCCGCTCCATCGACTGGAGAGGCGTCGGCCGTACGGTCATCAGCTTTATCGCATCGGCTGCCGGCAGTGCAGGCTCATTGATCATCAACGCCCTGCGGAATGCCGGCAGGAATGCAATGGCTGCATTCAGGAACATCGACTGGAGAGGCGTAGGCTCAGCCGTGATCAACGGCATCAAGAACGGCATCACGAATGCAGCTTCCAGCCTTGCGACAGCTGCAAGGAATGCAGCATCTAACGCCCTGTCAAAGGTAAAAGGATTCCTTGGCATTCATTCGCCCTCATCAGTCTTTCGTGATCAGGTCGGCAAGATGACCATGCTCGGATGGGCTGAGGGCATGACCGGTTTGGCTGGGACGCTTGCAGAGTCCGCGACATATGCATCAAAGGGAGCTCTCAAAGCTGCAAAAGATGCTTTTGGAAGCCTCGATCTTGACGGAGATGTAAAGATCGGCGCACGGATCCGTGCCAGCGATTGGAGAAAAGCCAGTGTTCCAGGCGGGAATCTGGCAGAAGAAGAGAGGGCAACGGCAGCAGATGCAGTCCTCAACCTGCTCCTGCAGTACCTGCCTCAGCTGGCACAGCAGAAAGATATCTATCTAGACTCCGGCCGGCTTGTAGGTGCTCTGGCAGATCCTCTTGACCGCGAGCTTGGATATCGGGCATCCATCGCAAGGGGGTAAGATGAGTACAAGATTTAAGCGAGATACAAGCGTCCGATTCGGCGCTTACGACACATATGCAGATTTTAAATTGCTTCTCATCGACGAGGATCTGGGCTTTCCGGAGCTCCAGACGAACAAAGTCACCGTGCCCGGCCGTGACGGCGATGTCGATCTGACAGCAATGATTGATTCAACACCTCACTTTGGCAACCGTGTGGCAAAGTGGAAATTTGCTCTGGTGCACTCAGAAAACGCTTTCTGGTACAAAACAGCCACAAGGCTCCTCAATCAGCTCCACGGAAAAGAGTTCGATATCGTGAGCGAGAATGAGCCGGACCTGACTCTGCACGGCAGGGTGACGGTCAAATCTTTCGCCAAATTCACATCACCGGGCACAATTGAGATTGAAGCTGACTGCCAGCCCTACAGGACGATGGCAGGCTCTGAGAGCGGAGATTGGGAATGGGATCCATTTTCCTTTGTTGATGGCGAGACCTTTTATCGTAACTGGTCCGGCTCTGATGCCGGCGTGACCTACGAGGGCGAGCTGAAGAATCTCGGCTCCAGACCGATGCCGATGCTCATAAGGACCACGGCAGATGTAACCTTTGTCATAGACGGCGAGTCGTGGAACCTTGCAGCAGGCGGACGCCACTCAGCACTCTACATCTCTCCGGGCACGACTCCTTTTACTTACACTTTCAGGGACACCGGGGGAACGCTTTCGTTTTCCTACGGCATGGAGAAATTATAAATGTTCAAGGCATATATCAACGGTCAGCTCTTATTTGACTTATCAAAGGGCATTGACCTGCTCGACCCTGTGCTGACGTTGAACAACGGGGAGCCAGATGTATTTTCATGTACCGTACTCCCCGACAATCCAGCCTATGCACAGACAGGGCTTTTTAAACCCAAGATCGCCATTGACGAGGTTGATGGTGACAGCACTGAGGGCGTCTTCCGTGGGCGCATCGTGTCTGTAAAGACAGACATGTACGGCAGGCGGGCAATCGTCTGCAAGGGAGCTCTGGCATATCTCAGTGATGTCTCTTTTATGAGTCTTGAGGTTGGTTCCCTTGTTTCCTCGACCTTTTACATCAATCTCGGCGATGTGGTCACGGCTTTTAATGCTTATCTGGCTGACTCAGAGCGAGAGATAGACACATCCCAGGCATCACTGACGCTGACAAAGCGTTACTGGAACCCGGGCGAAAATCCCGATTACTCCGTTCTGGATATTCTGAAAATGTTCGCCTCGGAGAACAATATGAATCTCTATGTGACCTATGAGCCAGCTGACGGTGAAGAGTTTGCCGAGGGTGCACTGGTGCATCTGGGCGTGATCGCAGACGCAGACATCCCGACCGCAACGCAGAAAGTCGAGTACGGCAAGAACATGATTTCCTGCTACCAGACGGAGACAATCAGGAATTCTTTTTGCACTCGGTGCATCGCCAATTATAACGGCACAAATGTGAGCGAGTCTGCAGACACGACAAACAATGTCAGAGGAACGACAACTCCGATGATTGACCACTACGGAATCAGGGAAGTGACAAAGGTCTACGACACGGACGACACGGCAAAGCTGGCGTATAAGGCTCAGTCATATGCTAACCGCTACGCAAGAGAGGGATACGAGATTGATGTGCAGGCGGTTGACCTGCATTATCTCGATGAGTCTGTGTCTAAATTCCGAATGCAGACAAAGGTCAATGTCGTACATGAGCCTTTAGGCCTGGACGATACTGTGCCGATCCAGTCAATCGAGTATCATTTGACAGCTCCGAAAAACAACATTGTCAGATGCTCCAAAACTGGGTCAAAGAAATTAACAAGTCAAATAAAGGAGGTGACTCCACTTGAGTGATTATACTGATATTCAGCCTGAGCTGGATGACTTTGAAAATGCCGTATATGGCGAGGAAGTCCGAGATGCAATGGTCTCGGCGATTAAGAAAATCCATGACCTCGCAGAGAGTGCCGCAGATGCACCAGACGCTACTTCCGCCACTGCAGGACAGGCTCCGATAGCAGACGGGCAAGGCGGATGGGCGTGGGGTGATGTTGCTACATCGGGCGACTCTGTGCCGACTGAGGTAAGACAGGCGATTCTTGCACTGTTCCAGAACGCCGCCTATATCAGTAACGACATGGCAGATGAAGTCGCAGTAGTGCAGTCATGGGCTACTGAGATTACTGCTATCTCTGTATCGCCTACGACCTTATCTATTAGTGGTAGCGCAACAAGTACGATTACCGCTGTGACATCTCCTGCAGGTGGTGCAGTCATATGGTCTAGCAGTAACATATCTGTGGCTACCGTGAGCGGTGGCGTGGTCACAGGCGTGTCAAACGGCACCTGCACGATTACTGCATCCTGCGGAGGGAAGTCGGCAAGCTGTGCGGTGACAGTAAGCGGATTTGCTACGCTGACAGGTATCACAGCGGTGTATACACAGTCTGGAACCGTGTATGAAACCGATACTCTGGACAGCCTGAAAGCTGATTTGGTCGTGACTGCATCGTATGACGATAGTACGACTCAGACGGTGACGGATTATACCCTGTCTGGCACGCTGACAGAGGGTACAAGCACTATCACAGTAAGCTATGGTGGCAAGTCAACCACATTTACTTGTGTGGTTTCCATTGTAACTCCAGAAACAATTGTTGACACGATCTCAAAGCGGCAGAATACCAGTTATAAAACAGCGCAATATATGCCCTGTGTACTGTGCTTGGGGTATGATGACACCGCAAAAACAACAACTTTCGGCGGAAAGACAATCACGGAAATGCAGTTTCCGACTACCCATGCAAATGCTGTTGTCAGCGTTGGCGTGTACGATTTAAGGACGAATAGCGCGCCGACAACGACAGGAATGAATCAATATACTCTTGACGCAGACGCGAAAATTGTTTTTGGCACACCGATTTCGGTTGGTACAAATGAAACTCTGACGATTGGAAATAATGTTACCGACTCTTTGGGGCTTCCATTTGCAACAGTTGACAAAGAACTGAATCCATTATGGGTACCCGCCGAAGTAGCAGGAGCAAGAACAAGCACAATCCTGTTTTGCGCTAAAATCGTCGGGTATTGATTGGAGGTGAAGCAATGAGCATTTATGATGTGCATGGTAATGTAATTGCGGTAGATGGTGGTGGTTCCGAAAATGGCATTGGAACTATCGCAAAAAAGATTTTCAGCGGAGAAATCAAACAAATCCTCCTGCTCGGTGACAGCATTACAGCCGGAGCTGGTGGCACTGGATATAATGCGGGCGCAACCGGAAACGGATACGACAACACTGGTTATTGTTGGGCGAATGTTTTCAAAAAATACATGCTCGACACCTACGGGATTACCGTCCGAAACTTTGCGAAATACGGTTCAATCGCGTCAGAGCAATACAACATTTACTTGAACAATGTGCAAGATGCTGATGACCTTGTAATTTGGCTGAGTGGAACAAACAACCGTACAAGCGGAAGATTCGCAGATTATTCAGCCAATATCGGAACCTATGTTTCCGCAATCAAAGCTGAAAAAGAACTGATTATGATTAGTTGTATTTCAGCTTCCCAATCGAACGATGAAAGCGCAGACCACACCACACTGGAAGTCGGTCAAGAATTGTTCATGGCTTGCAAAGCTCGCGGAGCAAATTTCATTTCTGGTTATAACTTGATTTCGGAGTATTGTGATATTCACGGAATCACAATTGCTGATTTGCTTGCAGATGTCGCGCACCCAAACGACCTCGGACACAAAGTATTGTTTAAGCAATTCTGCTATGCAATGCAGATTCCTTTGCCGCCTTATATCGACTTTAGCCAAGGAGTGTATTACCCATGACAGAATCCAAAGCAAAGCGGACGAGGCGGTATGTTCATGATGCAAGTTGTGAATGTTGTGAATATGGACACCGTTTATACAATGCAAATCATTTATGCGAGGTAACTTATGCAATACATCCAATTTATCCCATGGCTCATTGCCTTGGGAAGTCTAATCGTGGCGTACAAGTCGTACAGCCACAATGTATCAAAAGATTCTGTTGATAAATTTGACGGAATCAAGGACGGCTTATTTAAAGCCAATGTAAAACTCGATACCGTGTGCAACACGACCGCCGAGACGAGGGCGGACATTAAGTCCTTAAATAAGGATTTAATCGAGGTTGAGAAAAGGGTTGTGGCACTTGAGAGGGATTCCAAAACTTTATTTAATGAGGTTGGTGAAATCAAAGACAGCCTCGGAAAGGTAAAACAATGAAACAAATTTTCACAAAGAAATGGGCCGAGGCTATGGCAGTCAGGGCAATCAAGACCATGGCCCAGACTGCCGTAGCAATGATTCCCGTAGCTGTCTCCGTCACAGAGGTTGATTGGATTACA